GAGTTCTCCGACGCGCGCACGCGCCCCGTCATCAAGAAGAGCTTCGAGGCGATCCCGATCCCGAAAGACGCATAGGGGTCCGTCTCTCAGTCTGAGGGGGCCTTCGGGCCCCCTTTTTCTTGACATACTGTCAAGTTGAAGCCTGCCGCCGTCTTGGCGCATTATATCCACTGCCTCCCCGGTGCGAGGCTTTGACTTTCACGGCTCTTGCGACGTCTCGGGACGCCTGCGGACCTTCCTTCACAAAGGAGTTTCCGATATGGCGAACACGAATACGCCTTTCGGTTTCCGCCAGTACTACGGCGGCTCGGGCGGTGCGCCGACTTTCGCGCAGTCGACCCGTGTGATCGCGTCCACCGACACCACCCCCATCTACACCGGCGACCCGGTCATGCCGGTCATCTCGACCGCGAATGGCTACATCACGCAGGCCGCGGCCGGCACCACCACGCTCGCCGGCATCTTCGTCGGCTGCAAGTACACCTCGGTGTCGCAGAAGCGCACCGTGTGGAACAGCTACTGGCCCGGCAGCGATGCCTCGGGTGACGTCGAAGCCTACGTCATCGACGACCCGAACGCGCAGTTCGAGGTCATGGGCGCCAGCACGACCTTCAACATCACGGGCACGCTGACCACGGTCACCAGCTCGAAGGTCGGACAGTACGCCCAGTTCGCCATCGGCACGGGCAACTCCAGCACCGGCCAGTCCGGCGCCTACCTCGACACCGCCAACACTACGGTGACCTTCCCGTTCATCGTGCGCGGCCTGATCTCCGCCCCTCCGGGCGGGCCCGGTGCGGACCCGACCACGGCCTACAACAAGGTCATCGTCGGCTTCAACAACGAATGGCTGCGCTCGAACGGCGCCGGCCCCACCGGCATCAGCTAAGGAGTAACGACCAATGGCTGTTAATCTTTCCGCCATCAAGGACTTGCTCCTCCCCGGCCTGCGTGGCGTCGAGGGCAAGTACGAGATGATCCCGTCTCAGTACGACAAGATCTTCACCAAGCACGATTCGAAGATGGCGCTCGAACGCACCGCCGAGATGCGGTACCTCGGGCTCGCCCAGCTGAAGACCGAAGGCGGCCAGACTGCCTTCGACAACGGCGCCGGCGAACGCTTCGTCTACAATCAGGAGCACACGGAAATCGCCCTCGGCTACGCGATCACTCGCAAGGCCATCGACGACAACCTGTACAAGACGCAGTTCCACCCGTCGAACCTCGGTCTGATCGAGAGCTTCCAGCAGACCAAGGAGATCTACGGCGCGAACATCCTGAACACGGCGACCACCTACAACGCCTCCATCGGCGGCGACGGCAAGGCGCTCTGCGCTACCGACCATCCCATCGACGGCGGCACGGTCGCCAACAAGCCGGCCATTCAGGTCGACCTGAACGAGGCGTCGCTGCTGAACTCGATGATCGCGGTTCGGACGAACTTCAAGGATCAGGCAGGCCTCAAGGTCTTCGCCCGCGCCCGGAAGCTCATCGTGCCGCCGCAGCTGGAGCCGGTCGCCATCCGACTGACCAAGACCGAGCTGCGCCCCGGCACGGCCGACAACGACGTGAACGCGATCATGTCCACCGCGGGCGGCCTGCCCGAGGGCTACATGGTCAACGACTTTCTGACGTCGGCCTACTCGTGGTTCCTGATGACCAACATCGACGGGCTCTCCTACATGGAGCGCATCAAGTTCGAGACGGACATGCAGGTGGACTTCGTCACCGACAACCTGTTGGTGAAGGGCTACGAACGGTATTCGTTCGGCTACTACAATTTTCGTTCAATCTTCGGGAGTTTTCCAACGGCTTGATTTTAAAGGGTTTTCAGGACTCTTTCCAATCAGGTTTGCAGACAGCCGCCGTTCCAGTGTAGGGTTCATACCCCGCACTGGAGGAGCAGATGAAGGGTAAAGCGAAAGTGCCAAACCTCTCCCACGAACAGATACGCAACGCGCTGGACTACAATCCAGCGTCGGGCGTGTTCACGTGGAAGATCAGGCCCGCCAAGAATGTAAAACCCGGCGCCCGCGCCGGTGGCCGCAACGACGCACGCGGTTACCGCTGCATTCGTCTAGACAACATCGACATCACCGATAGTCGTCTGGCTTGGTTCTACGTGACTGGCAGGTGGCCCGAGAGGCGCGTCCGGTTCAAGAACGGCGATCCTTCGGATTGCCGTTACGAGAACTTGACGCTCTTCAACGGCATCGGCGGCGAATTCGACCATACGACACGTGAAGGCAAGCTTGCGTATCACCGTGCCTATCGCCGTGCGTCGCCGCGTCTGGAGAAGGCCCGCTCGTTGCGGGCTTCTTTCGGGCTTTCGCTGGAAGACTACGAGCTGATGCTCGCCGCTCAGGATGGTGCTTGCGCCATCTGCAAGCAGCCGGAAACGCACAAGCGTAATGGCAAGGTGAAGGCTCTCGCGGTCGACCACGACCACGCTACCGGCAAGGTGCGCGGACTTCTCTGTTTCGACTGCAATACCGCCATCGGCAAGATGAAAGACAGCCCCGAAATCTTGACGAGTGCCATTCGGTATCTTGAACGGCACACGGAACTCTCTTCCTCTACTTCTGACGAAAGGAACAGCTAATGGCTTGTTTCAAAGTAACGGGGGGTGCCTGATGGGTATCACTCACCTGAGCGGGCTGGAAGTCGCCGGCATCCCCACCATGGGGATGTCCGGTCTTCCTCTGACCACCGGCAACGTCTACTTCGTCGACTACGTCAACGGAAGCGACGGCAACACCGGATCGGCGGACAGCCCCCTCCAGACGCTCTACGGAGCGCAGTACAAGATGACGGCCGGCCAGAACGACGTGGCCGTGATCGTCAGCGACGGCACGACAGCCTCCACCCAGCGCCTGTCGCTGGCAAACGCGCAGGTCCTGACGCCGGCGGCTACCGCCGGCACGCTCGTCTGGGCGAAGGACGCGTGCCACATCGTTGGCATGTGCGCCCCGACCATGGTCAGCCAGCGCGCACGCATCGCCCCTCCGTCGGGAACCTACACGATGGCGACCTTCGGGTCGGGCAACTTCGTGACGGTGTCGGCCTCGGGGTGCATCTTCGCGAACTTCTCGGTGTACAACGGTTTCTCGACCGGCGGTGCCAGCCAGATCGCGTGGACCGACAGCGGCGGCCGCAACTACTACTCGAACGTCCAGTTCGGTGGCGCGGGCGACGCGGCTTCGGCGCAGGCGACCACCAGCCGTTCGCTGCTGATCAGCGGCACCGGCGAGCACACCTTCGACGGCTGCGAACTCGGCCTCGATACCGTGGCGCGCACGGTGGCGAATGCCACCCTGCAGTTCTCGGGCGGCACCACGCGGAACACGTTCAGGGAGTGCAACTTCGTCTTCCAGACGAGCGCCACGACGCCTCTGGGCATCATCGTGGCGGCCGCTGCCGGCATCGACCGCTGGCAGAAGTTCGACCGCTGCACGTTCATCAACAACGTGGCCTCCACCTCGACGACCATGAGCGCCCTCGCGACGCTCCCGGCCTCGGCTGGCGGCCTGCTGCTGATGAAGGACTGCACCCTCGTCGGCATCACCGAGTTCGGCACCGACGCCACCTCTCGGGGCCAGATCTACGTCGATGGTGCCGCCGCTACGGCAGCCACCACCGGCATCGCCGTCAACCCGACGTAAGGAGCAAGCCATGAAGGCTCGTCATCGTAAGAGCGGCGGCGTGGTCACCGCCGACGTCAGCCCGCCGTCGCGTACCGCCGACGCCGAACCGATCCTGTCGGCGGCCCGGGAGCGCAAGCGCGGGGGCAAGACCGTCAAGATGTCCGGCAAGGCAGCCGCCATGCATGCCGGGCGCAAGCCGCGCAAGAGCGGCGGCCGAGCGGGTTCCAACATGAACCCGCTCTCCTCTGCGGCCTCGGGCACTCCGCCCACGGGCCATAAGGTCAAGGGCTGCTGATGCCGATGGCGGGGGCCTCGGCCCCCGCCTCTTTTTCCGAGGGACACATGGCCCGTAACCCGGCATGGCAGCGTCGCGAAGGCAAGGATCCGTCGGGCGGCTTGAACGCCACCGGCCGGGCGTCTCTGCGCGCCATCGGCTACAACATCAAGCCTCCCGTCACCGCGGAGCAGGCCAAGAGCAGCCCGGCGTCCGCCGCGCGCCGCGACAGCTTCCGCTCCCGCATGTGCGGGATGAAGGAGAAGCTGACGTCCCCCAAAACCGCCCACGATCCGAACAGCCGCATCAACCTTGCGCTGAAGAAGTGGGACGTGAAATGCTAGGAGCCCTGTAGATGCGCCCGATTACTGTCACCGCAGGTCCGCTGGCGTCCGCCGATGCCGACGGCATCGCGCAGGCCCAGAACCCCGCCGCCACCTTCACGCTGAACGGCGCCCTCGTCTCGGGCGGCGTAGCCCAGCTGGGAGCCCCCCGGCGCGTTCTGATCACCACGACCGCCAACGAGACGGGCGTCACCTTCACGGTGACGGGGACGAACAGGGCCGGCGACGTGCTCAGCGAGGCCGTGACCGGCGTCAACAACACGTCGACCTACACTGACCTCGACTTCTACACGGTCACCTCCGTCACCAACAGCGCGGCGCTGGCGGGTAACGTCACCATCGGCACCAACGGCGTCGGCGGCTCACCGTGGGTTATGCTGGACCCGTGGGCACTTCCAGCCGTTGCTGTTCAGATTAACGTCAACGGGACGGTCAACTACACCCTTCAGCAGTCGTTGGATGACCCCAACGACCCGACGAACCCCACAACCGCGGCCAGCATGACGTGGATTGACAGCGCCGACACCGCTGTCGTCGGGGCTACCACGGCGCAACAGACTAACTACGCTTTCACGCCCCGCTATGTTCGTGTTCTGCTGAATAGCGGCGGGGGTTCCGCGACGGCAACTATTATCCAGTCGGGGAGCGTGAGCCTGTGAGCGGGCTATCTCTTTCCGGCAGCGGCCTAACAATCACGCAGGCCGGCGGCGGCGGCGGTGATATTACTATCGGCACGAGCCCCATCGTCAACGGCACGACCGGGCGCATTCTGTACGATAACGCCGGGATCGTTGGAGAACTGCCTGCGCCGACGGGGGCCATAGTCGGAACAACCGACACGCAAACGCTGTCAGCTAAGAGAATCGACCCGCGCGTATCGTCTACGGCGTCGGCGTCTTCAGTCACGCCAAGCATCGCAACGGCTGATGTTTACGTGTTTACGGCGTTGGCCGCTGGGCTCACTATAAATGCGGCAACCGGCGGAACCCCTCTCAACGGCGACAAACTTCTATTTCGGCTCAAAGATGACGGCACGCCACGACTTCTGACTTGGACCGTAGCAGGCTCCGGGTCATTCAGGGCCATCGGCGTAACCCTCCCGACTACGACTACCGCAAGCAAAGTGACTTACGTCGGA